CCTGCATTGAGCGGAGCACCGCCGGCGGATCACTGCCGCAGTTACCACCCGGCCAATGCAACGTGTTCCACTGCCACTCGAACGGTGTCGACTCCGGACCGGACACCGGCACCGCCGGATCCTGCCAGCCGGCGCGGGTGGTGATCTTCACGTCCGCCGCAGAATGCCGAGCAACGCGCCGAGCGCGATGACCCCGACCTCGACGATCAGGATCCACCCTTGCGCGTCACTCACCGGCCGGCTCCTCCTCCTCGCCCGCTTCCTCTTCCGGTGTCCCGTCCTCCGGGTTGAGCTCGACCTCTGGTTCTTCGTTAGACATGAGCGGAGGTTAGTCAGCCGTTTAGCATTCACGAACGGATGCCTTCGACACGTAACGATCCGGCCTACCGGACCGCCGAGTACCGACGCAACCGGCTCGCCGTGCTCGCCGACCATCCGGCCTGCTCGATCCGTGGCCCGTTGTGTACCGGGGTGGCGACCACCGCGGATCACATCGTGAGTGTGACCCGCGGTGGAGACAACTCGCTCACGAATCTGCGGCCGGCGTGCGGTCCGTGCAACTCGAGCCGCGGTGAACGCGACGCGAAATCTGTGGCGCGAAACGCGGCGCGCGCCCGCGAACGCAAGAGTTTTTTGGATCCGGCCGCGGACCAGCATCCCCCGATTCATTTCGCGATATCTCCCAAAAATCCGGGCGGCCGAAACGGGTCGGGCGGGCTGGTGGCGGCGATCCCGAAACGCGGCCGGCTCGAACCGAGACTGTCGACACCGGCCCACGGGGTGGGCACGTTCGGGCCGGATGTGACGCGTTGGGCGCGGCGCAACATGCCGTTCAAACCGATGGCGTGGAACGCGCTGGCGTTCGACCGCCTGCTCGCCGTCGATCGGGCCGGCCGGCTTGTACACCGTCAAGGTCTCGTGTCGGTCGCCCGGCAGAACTCGAAAACGACGGCGTTCGAGGCGTTGGTGGGCTACTGGTTGACCGACCGGGCCGACGCCGTCGGCCCGCAGACCGTCGGATGGATGTCCCACGACCTGAAACTCACCGAGCGGGCGTTCGCGTTTCTGTCCCGCCTGCTCGAGGCGCGCACCGCGGCCGTGTCGTTCTCGTTCGGCCGGCAACGCCTGGAGCTCGACAACGGATCCCAGTTGGTCGTACTCAGCAACTCGGTGAACGCCGGGCACGGATGGTCGTTCGATCTCGTCGTCGCCGACGAATCGTGGCGGATCAAACCGGAAGCACTCAACGAAGGTGTCATCCCGGCGATGCGCGCCCGGCCGCAACCGTTGCTGCTCATGGCGTCGACGGCCGGTGACGACGAATCCGTCGTGCTCCGCCAGTGGCGTGAACGCGGGCTCGCGATCATCGAAGAAGGCCGGCCGTCGACGTTGTGCATGCTCGAATGGTCACCGCCGCCGGCGGTCGACTGGTCCGATCCGCAGTGGTGGGCGTGGGCGAACCCGTGTCTCGGTGTCACGTTGACCCGCGAAACGTTGGCCGCCGAATACGACGGCCCGGACCGCCGCGCATTCCTCCGCGCGTCACTCAATATCTGGACGTCGGCCGCGCAGGGCTGGCTACCGGCCGGACAATGGGACCGCTGTCTCACCCGATCGCTACCCGTCCCGGCCGGCGGTGTCATCGCCGCCGAAGTGGCGCAGGGTGGCGACCGGTTCTACGCGGTACGCGCCTGGCTACACAACGGGATCTGCTACGTCCAGCCCGCCGTCGTCACCGAATACGAGGACGTCTTGTGGGCGGAGCTCGACCGCGTGTACGGCGAGGTGGATCAGGTGGCGATCTCGCCGACCTTGCAACCGCATCTCCCACCCGGACTGAACCGCAAAACGTCGCTCGTCGGTATGAAAGAACTCGCCCGGTCGGTGCCGCTCGTACGGTCGATGATCGCCGCCGGGAACGTCGCCCACCCGTCGTCCACCCTGCTCGACGAGCATGTCGGCCGGGCCGTCGCCACCATGTCGGCCGGCCTGTCGACCGCGCATTCGTCCGGGTCGATCGAACTCGCCCGCTGTTTGGTGTGGGCCGTGGCGATGGCGTCACGGCCGCAGTACAACCGGCGGCCGGCGGTCGCCGCCGCCAGATAGAACGGCGACCCGTTTACCGGCGACGGCGCGCGGGCGGATCGTGGGCGCGATGGCTACCGCGAAAGCTTCACCCGCCGAAACCGCCACGATCGTCCCGACCGGCTACGAGGATCCGTACGCAGAGTGCGATGCGAATACGCAACGGTTCATGACCGACCCGGACTACGGGTGGCGTGAATACACCGCCGATATGGCCCTCGAAATCAGCAACGGGTGACGCTCCGCGCCACCCTCGAGGCGGCCGGTCTGATCCGCCCGCGTCTCGAGGCGGCCGGCGTCGTACCGGTCGCCGGGCCGGGCTCGGTGCGTCCGTCGGGGTGGGGTGTAGGCCGGTCCCGTCTCGCACCGTTCGATTTCGCGCCGCCAACCGACGTCTGGTCACGCGAGGCGGCGATGTCGGTCCCGTCGATCTCGCGGGCCCGTGACCTGATCTGCACGTCGGTCGGTGCGCTGCCGATCGTTACCTATCTGATCGATTTCACCGACCCGGCCAACCCGGTCGAGCAACGCACCCCACCGGCCGGCTGGGTCGCCCGGCCGGACCCGAACCGCACCCGCCAGGACATCCTCACGTGGACGACCGACGACCTGTTCTTTTTGGGTCGCGGCTACTGGCATGTCGTCGACCGGTACGCCACCACCTACCCGTCCGCGTTCGAGCGGATGCCGGCCTCCGACGTCAACATCACGAGCGATGGGCGGGTGTCGTGGTGCGGCCGCGATGTGCCCGCCGTCGACGTCGTCGAGTTCCTGTCACCGATCGACGGGATCCTCTACACCGGGCAGCGTGCCATCGCGACGGCGTTGAATCTGGACACCGCGGCCGAACGGTTCAGTAGCGCGGAGATCCCGGCCGGCTGGCTCGAGCAGGCCGAAAACTCGGAACCGTTGTCGACCGACGAACTCGCCGATATCGCGTCGTCGTTTCAAGCGGCCCGACTCCAGCGCACCGTCGCCGCGCTCAACCCGTTCATCCGGTGGCGTGAATCGGCGATGGACCCGTCCCGCTTACAGCTCGTCGAAGCCCGCCAGTACCAGGCCGTCGAGCTCGCCCGCGTCGCCAATATCCCCGCCTACTTCCTCAACGCGCCCGCCGGGTCGGGGATGGCGTATTTCAACACGGCGCAAGCAAAAGCCGATCTCGTCGATTTCGCGTTGATGCCGTTCATCGGATGCCTCGAGCAGACCCTGGGCGGCCCGAACGTGACACCCCGCGGGCAGTTCATCCGGTTGGACGTCAACGCGTGGCTACGTAACCCGTACACCCCGACCGGGCCGCTGTCCCCGACGGACATACAGATCGCGTATGACCCGCAATCGGTCGGACCCGCGCCCGCCGGCCCGGGCCGACCCCGCCAGTCCGACGGACAGACCGCCACCGGAGGTGCGCAGTGATCTTGAACGTGATGTTCCCGGCCGAGCTCGAAGCGGCCGCGTCGGAAGGTCGCACCATCCGTGGCACGGCGGTGCCGTGGGATCAGGTGGGGACGGTGTCGAACGGGACACGCGTCAAGTTCCTCCCCGGATCGTTGTCGGCCGACGCGCGGCCGGTGGTGACATCCGGCCACGACGGCCCGGCGTTCGGCAAGGTGACCGAAGCGGTGTCGTCGGCGTCCGGTATGTCGGTGTCGGTGAAAGTGTCCGACGTTCTCATCGGATCGGACGCCTTGACTCTCGCCGCGGACGGTGTCCTGTCGATGTTCTCGGTCGGGGTCGACCCCACCGAATCCGAATACGACGACGACGGCGTCCTCGTCGTGTCGGCCGCCGACTGGCATCACCTCGCCCTCGTCCCGTTCGGCGCGTTCGCCGACGCGCTCGTGTCTGACGTCGCCGCATCTCAACCGTCAACGAAAGGTTCAGCCATGTCCGAAATCGTCGCCGACCCACCCTCGATGGAGCTCGTCGCCGCGTCCGTCCCCGACGTGCCACGGCCGGCGGTCATCCCGTTGACGGTCGCCCGGCCGCCCGCACCCGACCTCGACCTCCAGCGTTACGCGCAGATTGTCGCCGGCGGCGCCCGTTCCGGTCTGTCGGCCGACGGGATCACCGCACAGATAAACGCCGCGCTCACCAATGTGACCTCGACGAACGTCGGCGGTGTCGTACCGCCCGCCTACCGGGCGCAGATCACCGAGCTCGTCAATCACGGCACACCGCTACTGAACGTCCTGGCCGGTGCGACGCTGCCGGCGTCGGGTATGTCGGTCGAATATCCGCAGTGGACGACCACTCCGACGACCGGGGTGCAGGCGACAGAGAAAACGGCGATCGTGTCGACCGCCGCGGCGGTGGCGTTGAAGTCGGCGCCGGTGCAGACAATCGCCGGTGGCAACGACATCTCTCTGCAGGCCGTGGAACGGTCCAGCCCGTCGTTCCTCGAGGCGTACCTGAAAGCGGCGGCGATCGACTGGTCCCGTAAAGCGGAAGCGCAGGTGATCGCGGCGATCAACGTCGGCGCGGTCGTCGCCACACCGGGCGCGAGTTTCTTGGCGAACGTCCAGGCGTTGCTCGCCGCGCTCGACCCCGCCGTAACGCCGGCCGGGCCGCTGTTCGTTGCCATGTCCTACGACGTCGCCCTACCGCTCGTATCGGTGACACAAGCGAACGGGCCGGCGTTCTGGGAAGGGCGTATGGATTTCGGTTCCAGCCTGCCGACGGTGTCGGGTGGTGGCATGTCGATGTTCATCGACTGGAATCTTCCCGCCAAAACGATGTTGGCCGGGTCGACGCAAGCGGCGACCGTTCACCTGTCACCGGGTGCACCCGCCGATATCCGGGTGGTCGACGTGTCCCTACTCGGGTTGGACGTCGGCGTGTACGGGTTCCTCGCCATCACCGTCGAATATCCGGCCGCGTTCGCCAAGATGACACTGCCCTGATGTGGATTTCGACGGCGGATGTGCTCGCCGCGCTCGGTCCGGTCGCCGATCCGCTCGACCCGTTCTTGGAAACGGCGACAGCGGCGGCGGACGCGTTCGCGCAACGCCGCCGGGCGTCGGCCGGCTACATCGACGACCCGGACGTGTCGCCCGGCCCGGACGTCACCACCGGAACGACGTTGTACGCGGTTGCCCTGTTCCGCGAACGAGGTGCGGTCGATTCGTTCGCGTCGTTCGACGCCTTCCAGACCGGGGTGATCCCGTCCGGGTCGATGGGGCAAGTGTTACGTCTGTTGGGTGTCGGCCGCCCGGCCGTCGACCGGCCCTACACCGACGCCGAACTTCAAGCGTCCCGTACCCGGTATCGGCTCGGGGTGCGTGACGTGTGAGCGCGTTCAACGATGAACGGACCGTGATCGCCGAGAAACTGTCGGCGGCCGGGGTTGCCGTGTCGCTCGACCCGCGCGCCGTCCCGCCGGTGGTGCGGGTCGACGCGCCGGCGATCGTCGGCACCGAAGGGGTCGGCGGGTGGCGGTGCGAATACCCGGTCCACGTCCTGTCGACCCCACCCGGCGACGCCGCCGCGCTCGACCGGATGCTCGAGCAGCTCGAGGCGGTCCTGGCGACGTTTCCGGGTGCGACCGCCTTCCCGGGCACCGTCGACGTGTCCGGCGTCGACGTCCCCGCCTACACCGTCACCCTTACCCGATCCGTACAAAACCCGAACTGTTAGGAGAAAAAGCTATGGCCCGCGTAATCATGGTTTTGAATCATCCGGTCCTGAAAGTGGCGACAACGCAGGCCGGCCTGGCGGCCGGCACCGCGTTCGAGTGTCAGGTGACCTCCGCGGTGATTTCGGCCAACCCGCAGTTCAATACGATCCCGGCGACCGGATGCGCGCC